AAATTCAGAAGCGGGTGACACGGTTTGCGAACCGAACATCCAGGGCCATGAAGCGGCTGGATAAGCGGGTGTCGGCGGTTGCTAGCAAGCTGACCGGTGGATTGAAATATGGAGCCGCGATCGGCGCAGGTGCGGCACTCGGTTTGGTTGCAGCCGTAAACAAGGTTGCCTCATCAATGGATCTTTTGGCCAAGCAGTCGCGGGAGGTAAATTTCCCAATTGAGGAATTTCAAGAGTGGCGATTTGTCGCAGAACAGAGCGGAATTGAAGGCGATAAATTTTCGAAAGGGATGCTTACGTTTAACAAGCGCCTAGGAAAATTAAAGGGCGGTTTTGGTCCACTTAATGCAGCATTAAAAAAGACAAATCCAGAGCTGGCAAAACAATTAAAAGCGACCGAAAACTCAGCTCAGGCGATGGATATCATGGTTAAAGCCATGCAAAGCGCGAAAGGCGCAGACATGAAATCCATGCTCGCCGATGCCGCTTTTGGTCTCACTAAAATGAGTTTAGTTGGCCAGAATTCGTCCCAGGTTATCGACGATCTAAGAGCTCAAATGCGAGAAAATGGTGTTGTGACCGCTGAACAGGCGGCCAAGGCCGAAGAATACAACGACATGATGAACCGGCTCAAGATCACGCTAACGGGGCTGGTGGTGGATGTGCTGACACCGTTGATGCCGATCTTGAAGGATCTCGCAAATCGGGTTCGAGTTTGGGCAGTGGCCAACAAGGAACTGATCAGCGTAAAACTCAAAGAATACCTAAAATGGATAATCGACAACTTCCCGCTGATCGTTAAATGGGTAAAAAAAATAGGCGTAGTCCTCGGTGTTTTCTATGCCTTCGCTGCGGCGGTGAAGGCGGTCACCCTTGTGATGACGGTTTTCAACGCGATCATGATGGCCAACCCAATTATGCTCATCGTGGTGGCGTTCGCTGCGGCGATGGCTGCAATCTGGATTTTTAGAGATGAAATCGACGCCTTCATGTTCAAAATTTTCGACGCATTCGCGGCGGCCGGCAAAGCGATAAAGGGCTTTTTCGTCGGTATCTGGGAGAAGATTCGGCCGGTTGTAGAGCCGGTTTTCAAGTTCGTCAAAACCTATATCGGGATGCTTGTCGACCTGTTTACGGGGCGATGGGAGGAGGCCGGGAAAAAGTTCCTGAGGTTGTGGGATATGATCAAGACGACGGCGAGCTCAGCGCTCAATTGGATATTGGACAAACTTGGTCCGATTGGTGACGCTATCCGAGAAATCGCCGGGTTTTTCAGCGGGGACGAGGGAGGCGCGCCAGCTCCGGTTCCGAATCAACCAAAAATTCCAAAGACCCCAAAAGCCCCTGGTCCGCCTCCTGTTCCGGTTGTTTCTGGGTTAGGTGGCGGCGGTGCAGCATCGCGGGTTGCGGCGGCGGCTTCTGGGGCTGCCGTCCGACCACAGGTTCGAACGTCGAGAACAGAGACTGTGGCGCGTGAGGAAACAGAAGTCACCCTGAAAGACGAAACCGGCCGGGCCGAGGTGACCAAGGGCGGCCGTGGCCGCAGGTTCAAGCTCGTCCACACAGGGGCGATGCCGTGAGCCTATTCAACGACATCAAGAACGCCTTTCTCGGGCCGCAACCGTTCGACGGTGAGAAGTATATCCCACCTGGTAAAGCGGTTTTCGTGTCGCCGGCCGGCGACCGGATACCGTTTGATTTTGGCGACGTGTCCAGCGCCTATGCGTCCAAGGCGGCTGTTTTTGAAAATGCCGTGGGTGACGGGACCTACGTGCAGCCGAATGGTCACACGTCGGGCCGGTTTCCGCTGGCGTGCGTTTTCAGCGGTAGCGGGTATGATGATCGAGCTCAGGCATTTATTCGTGCGGTGCTCGAGCCGGGGGTCGGGGTGCTTTCGCATCCTCAGTACCGGCGACCTATCGACGTTGTCCCGGTCGGCGATATCGAGCGGACCGATGCTTTCGTGAGTGGGGCCGGCGAGGCGATTGTGTCACTAGTGTGGTACGAGACCACGGGGCTCCAGCTCGGCGGCATCTCCGATTTTGACCAGAGCTTCGACGGTCTCCAGTTCGCAGCGGCGGCCGATTTTTCCGACAAACTCGACACAAGCACACTTGGCGACGCGGAATCATTCGGAGAGCGGGCAAAATCGGCGGTCAAAAAGATCAAGTCGGCCATGGCCACGGCGCAGCGCGTGACGGATGCGGTGACAGGCGGTGTGGACGCCATCGGCGATAGCATCTCCCGCGGGATCGATCTTCTCGTCGGCCAGCCCTTGACCATGGCTCACCAGTTTCAGCTCATGCTCGGTGAACCGGCTCGGACACGGGACCTTGCTCGGGACAAGCTCCGGGCCTACGGGGCCTATGCCGCGTCGTTGTTCGGTGTCGACACGGCCGAAAGACAGACCTATACCGCTGATTTAATTAATAATTTCCATCTCAATCAGCTGCTTGGAAAAACAGCGATCGGGAACATGGCCAAGTTGGCGGCGGCGGCCACCGACCAATTCACGACCCGCGAGGACCTCATAGCGCAGGCCGAGGAGCTCGCCGATCTGCTCGATCGGTACGAAACTTGGCACGACACGAATTACGCAGCGATCGCTGGTTCCGACATCAGGTCCGGTACGATCGATACCGGTGGTGGACTCCTTGACCTAACAAAATTGGTGTCACTCTCCATGTCGGAGCTAATCACCTCGTCATTGACGGCAAAAACCAGGATGGCGAAGGAAATCGAGTCGGACCGCACCCCGTTGGATCTGTGCTTCAAGCTGTACGGAACCACGGAATGGGAGACCCTGGACCTGTTCTATGCCACGAATGATCTCGGCGGGGACGAGTATTTTATCATCCCCAAGGGGAGGCGCGTTGTCTGGTACGTATAGAGCGCAGGGTGGCGAGACCTGGTCCACGGTGGCCAGGGAGACGACTGGGAACGACCTGGACGCGGCAAAGATCGCTCGGGCGAACCCTGGGGTGCTCTCCCCTCTCCCGCCCGGCGTGGTGGTCCAGATACCGATCGAGCCATCCGATACGGTGGTGGCCGAGGCGGCCGACCTGTCGGTCAAGGTCAACGGCGTCGAGCTCGGTCTGCTTACAGATTTCAATTTCGTATGGATGGCCGATGCGGTGGCAAAAGCGGGTTTTGTACTTCCGAATAAGCTGGAGACTCGGGCGCTATTTCCGCCTCTCGGATCTCCCGTAGTCACCATCGATCTTGACGGGGCTCGGATATTCACGGGACGGGCGGCGTCGCCGGTGACATTTGCTGGGGTCGGTGAACGAATACTCGATATTTCGTGCTACTCGACACCCGGGATTCTCGAAATAGCGACCCCGCCTCTTGTAGCGTTTCCTTTGGAATTTCTGCGCTCAAATTTGATTGTAATCGCAGGAGATCTCTGCCGGCTACACGGTGTCTCGCCGGTTTTTGAGGCCGATGCGGGGCCAGTATTCGAACGGGTCGACATCAAGCCTGGGAACCCAGTGCTAGGGTTTCTCGCCGATCTTGGCAGCCAGCGGGGCCTGGTCCTAACGTCCAGCGAGATCGGCGAGCTCGTTTTTTGGCGAGGGGAGACCGCGGGGCCGCCGATGGGGCGCTACGAGAAGGGCAAGGCCCCCGTGATCAATTTCACACCGCAGATCAACGAGGACCGCTATTATTCGAGTGTGACGGGGATGGTGCCGCTCAAGACCAAGAAGCCGCTGCGGACAGGCCCCCCGCCGATTCAGTCTTACACTGTGCAAAATCCGCATGCTACAGATCTAGTGAGACCTTACACGTTCGAAATCCGAGACATCTCTCCTGGGGAACTTCCAACAGCGGTTGACTCGGCTGCGGGCCGGATGTTCGCGGGGGTGTTCACTGCGTCGCTTGAACTATCGACATGGAAAAACCTCAATGGAGAGATGTTCGTTCCAGGTCGTAAGGTGCGGGTCAAAAGCCCTGATGACTACGTGGATGATTTCTACGATTTTCTGATCGCCGGTGTTGCGCTCCAAAAGCAGGCTGACAAGGAGACAGCGATCCTGTCCCTGGCGCTTCCTGGGGCGTTCAGCGGGGAGATCCCGACGAGGTTGCCATGGCACTGATGGGCATAGTCAAAGAGGTCAAGCTGGACGGCGATCACGTCGTGGTGTTCGTCGAGACGGGATCAGGTCCATGGGTCACAGCAGTGGTCTCTCAGGCATCCGGCGTGGACTTCAGACCGTTACCCGGGGACGGGGTCATCTGTGACAAGATCGGCGCCGATTGGGTGGTGTTGGCCCTCCTCGTGGTGTCCGCCGAGGCCGGCGGCGGAGAATGGCGGGCATTCTCTCGGGACGCAGCTGGAAACGTGACTGGCTCACTGCACCTGAAGGCTGATGGATATGTGTGGGTGAATAACGGTACCGACTTCGTGGCCCTCGCCAGCAAGGTGAACGCCATGTTCGACCTGATTGATGGGATCTTCACATCATGGACACCTCCTCCTACCCCAGACAGTGGGGCGGCATTGAAAACGGCGTGGTCTGCGTTCGCTGCCGGAAAACAGGACGTGAGCTCGTCCAAGCTGAGGTCTGACTGATGGGTGACTACGGGACAAACGCCAATCAGATCGGCGATACGATGGTGTGGCAGGTCAATGGCCGCATGGAAATCGAATGCGAAGGCGGCTACATGACCCTGACAGAAACTGTGCATTCGGCGGTTTACCTGACGCTGGCCGGCGGTAACGCCGATGACGCGGTGGACGAGGCATCCGCCAAAAAGCAGTGGTGGGGAAACGAGGGGGAACCACGAGATGAGCAGTACCGTTCTCGTTTTCTCCACGCGTGCGCATCCGGGCAGCCTTTGACGAGCAACTCAGTCGTCACGCTGGCTCAGGCGGCGACAGATGACCTAGAGGCGGCTTTTATAGACACCAAGCTGGCTAAGGCGGTCGAAATCACCGAGGTGAGGATACCGATGCCGAAGCGGGTATATCTCAGCGGAGAAATGACGCTCAACTCCGGAATGGTGATCCCTTTTGAGATGGAGGTTCCGAAAGAATGACCCCTCGAAAGACAGCAACCGAGATCAAAGACGCTATCATCACTCAGCTCGAGACGAGCCTGAACCAGACCATTCCGTTGTTTCCGAAGGCTTTCAATCGGCTATTGGCCAAAATCCTTGGTGGCGTTTTCGTGCTGCTGTATCAGTTTGCCGGGTTCATTCTTCTCCAGCTGTTTGTCAAGACGGCGAGCAATAAACCGATCACGGTCGGAGGAATAACCCTGACCCCCCTTCAACTTTGGGGCGAGCTCGTGGGGATTTTCCAAAAACTTGGTCAGCAGGCTGAGCACACCGTTGACGTGACGGTGCTAGTCCAGGGAGGAACCCTGCCGAGTGGAACTCGTGTGATAAATCCTGCCACACAGCGGCAGTCCGTGACGGTGGGGGATGTGGTACTCAACTCGTCCACGGTGTCGGCAACTGTTCGAGAGGTGCTCGTAGGCGAGCTTGGAAATGTAGACGTCGGGGAAACGCTGCAGTTCGTCTCCCCGCCTTCCGACATTGAGAAAGACGCCACTGTAACTGCGCGGACGGTCGACGGAGTGGACCAGGAGACGACCGAGGCATTCAGACAGCGCATTCTCGAGCGATTCGCCTTCCGCCCACAAGGGGGTGCCTATGCCGATTACCGGGAATGGGCGCAAGAGGTCGAAGGGGTCAAGCGGGCCTATCCATTTTCCGGCTGGGAGCTCGCCAATCATCCAGAGGATGGGCCGACTCGGGGGTGTGGCGAGGTTTTTGTATTTGTCGAGAGCGAAGCAGACCCGGACGGAATCCCTACGATGTTGGGCGAAGGGGGGCGGCCTCCGGATCCAGAGGTCGGAGGGCTTCTACAAGACGTGTTTGACAGCATCGAGGCGGACGGCACCGGGCTTGCGTCTCGGCGCCCGATCAATGATTTCATCCGGATCTTTCCGATCCACGCCGAGCCGTGGGACTGGGAGGACGGGGGCCGGACGGTTTTTAATGTGGTCGTCCAGGGACTGGCCTGGGTGGCCGACACGGACACCGTCCAGACCGCGATCGAGGACGCCCTTGAGGAATACTTCTACAGCCGCGAAAACTTCATTACGGGGCTCGATATCCCCCCGCGGCGGGACATCATCACGGAAACATCGGTGGGCGGCGTCGCTGGACAGATAGCGGCGGCCAACGGCGGGGCGATCGGCGGTATTGAGGTACGAATCGGATCAACGCCAATTACTGGCGGCATCTATTACCTGTCAGAGGGTGAAAGGGCAAAGATAGGCACGGTGACATGGAGCTGAGCGACTGGACAAAGATTTTTGACCTCTTGGGGTTCCGCTCTCGGGTGGCGTCGCTCAATCCCCGCCGTAGGCTCACGGAGTTTTTCGAGGGGCTAGGCGCCGGGCCGCTCCTCGTTAGGGAACATCTCGCGTCCATTCTTGTCGAGCCGTGGCCGGCGACAACGACGTTTCTTTTAGATTGGTCGGAGCAGTTCGGCGCGGCCGAGGATCTGACGGTATCGGAGCTCGAGGCCGAGTGGGCGGCGACTGGCGGCCAGGACCCGGACTATTTCATGGCCATGGTCCACGCTGCCGGATTCACCTCGCTGTACATGCACGAATGGTGGGACCCATCTTCGACCACATACCCGATCCCAAGGGACCCGTCCCCTCAGTGGATCGTCGACAACGCCGGCGGCCGGCTACTCGTCAACGACATGGGGCGCATCGACAAGCACTATGTTCATCAATTTCGCCCGATGTTTCGAGCCGACCAAGATCAATTCGAGCCAGATGGTGATGTTCATTTTGGAAATTTCGGTGGATATAAATGGTATAGAAAAATCTATCCACACGCCGACTACTTATACGAGCAACCCTACTATTTCGTGCTGTGTGATGCCGTCTACGGTGTCCCGGCGCGGATAAACTGGGACCGACTTCGGTTTTTGGAAAATCTCATCTTCAAACTGAAGCCGTGTCGACAGCGGTGTGTTTTGTTGGTAATCCCAGACGGCGAGACAGATATCCAGGATGTCATTGAGGAGACAGATCCCGAATACCAGGACGCGATCAGCGCGGCGGATGACATCAACGACCAGGCATAGGAGGAGACGTGGCTACAACAGATGCAAGAATTTTCAGGATAAACGACTACATCGCGGCCATCAACCCGGCCCAAATCGCCGTCGAGCCGGCCAATGATGCCGACCTCGGATATCGGATGTATGGAGGAAAAGACGCGGCGGGGAATGTTCAAAAATGGCTCGCGAAGGATAAACCTGCACGGATCGATACTCTCCAGCTCATCGGGGCGGACACGGTATCGGAGGCAGGTCTTTTGCGACATGACAGCGCGGGGAACGTGACCGGGAAGCTGATGACGGTCGCTGAGCTCAATGCTCTGCTCTCGGACGGCCCCATCGGTGGAGTGTCTGAACATAACTCATTGACAGGCCTCCAAGGTGGTGCTGTCGGGGAATATCTCCATTTGACCGATACCGAATATACGTCGCTCCAGGATATGAATGCCTTGACGGCAGGATATATCCTGTTTTCTGACGGGAGCGCTCCCACCGGGGAGGCCGGTCTTTTTTGGGACACAACGAACAATAATTTGTTGCTAAATGAACCGACAATTACGTCGACATGGACATCTCTTGTGATTAACGGAAGCGGTGCTAAAAACACATTAGAGAATGTGAACAGTTCCTTCGTACTAGGGGATGGGAATGATTTAGATGACACTTCTTATAGTCGGGTCATAGGATCATTCAATAGTATATCTGGTGGAGGGCACTTTCACGACGTATCGGGCTACGACAACACTGTTCAAGGCGATGCAAATTGTCAGTATGCCATGGGGTACGGTTGCCTCGCTTCCGCCGCTTATAGCCGCGTATACGGTCTTACGAGCACGGTCTCCAATGCCCATGCTGAGGCGCGTGGTGTAGGGGCGTCATCGGTGTGGCCCGGCGCCGAACATTTCACCGGTGGGCAGCTGAACGGGGATTATAGCTCTCAGGGGATGGATGGCATGATCCTACAGGCGAGAACGACCGATGATACCAATACTATTATGAAATTCAACGCGTCTGATAGCGATTCTCCATTGTGGTGTCCCGACGAATGTATACAGACCTATATTGTAGAATTATTAATTTCTACAGACCAGGAAGGAGCTGGAGCTAAGGAGGGATTTGCCTGGTATAGATTTCCGATAGTAGTGATGAGAACAGAACCGGATTTTAACGCCTATATGATCCAGAGCAAATTAGAGACAATTCAGATTCGTGGAGATGGGGAGACACTAGGTTCTTGGGGGATAAAAGTAGACGACACCGATAACGTTGTTGAGATTGAGGTTATAGGACACGCATCGCCGTTTACCACCATAAATTGGTTAGTGCACGTCAGAGCCGGTTTGCAGTTACATACTGATTTCTACGTATCGGGGACGGGGGGATGATGAGAGCTTATTACATTAATTTAGACCGCTCCCAAGATCGTAGACGTGCGATGCAGGCGGCTTTCGAGCGGAATACGCTTGTCCGGGTATCTGGAGTTGATGGAATCGCGTTATGGGGGGAGCCAGGGGAGTATGACGATATGGGACGCTCGATATGGCGTCCGGACGCTCGGGCAAAATTGGTAGATGATAATGTATTGCACGAACACAGCCGGTTGTCCCCTGCTGCCGTGGGCTGCAATATGGGTCACCGTGATGCTCTAAAAACGTTTTTATCGACAAACGATGAATGGTGCATAATCCTAGAAGATGACGTGGAACCGACGGTTAAAGGAATGAATATCTCCAATATCAGCCCGCCGAAAAACTACGACATGCTCTATCTGTGCTCGGCGGACCACCCAGGGGACCGGCTGCGTGTCAAAGATGAAAATCGCGTCTGGCTGTCACGAACTCTCATGGGGTACATGATCAATCGCAGGGCCGCCGAGATAGCGCTATCTGCCATGTTCCCCATCGTGTTTCTGTCCGATTTTCAGATATCTGTGTGTTGCTTCAAGCTGCTAGCCGAGCATGGATTGGACAAGAAATGGGCAAAGCGCGGAGTGCCATTGATTGATGAAAAATTCGAGGCCCGGGCCAAGCCGAGCGAAGGATGGATAAGGCATTCCGAATACGCAAAGAAATCGACCATGACGGCCGGTGGGACAAAGCCATGGATGGACCCATGGCGGGATATACGATGAGGAGGCGGAAATGAAAAGTAAAGTGAATGAACTTATTGGAGGAGAGGCGATCCTGGTAGATGCTCGCTGGCGAGGGAACATCCCAACCAACTATGTCATCATGAGGAATCTAGAGCGTATCACAAAGGCGCTGAAGCCGTTTCGAGAGCAGGCCCAGGAACCGCCGTTGTCATTGGCCATGGAAAAAAATATTGATGAGGAAAAACAAAAGCAGGGTCGGGAGGCCCTCGCGGAATGGCTCGAGCTCGAGGTCGAATGGGATCCATACCGAATCACGCTGGGTAAAATCTGCGGCACACTGGCTCACCTGTCCGAGGCTCGAGAGTCGTTGGACGACGAGAAACTGGCCGTTTTGAATGAAAACTTTTCGGTTGCGCTCGAGCAACTCGGGATCCTCGTGGAAGGAGAATGACCATGAAATGGATTATTTTTGCTTTTGTGCTCGGATGTGGTGGTGTTGCCTATCCACCGTGTCAGACACCAAAGGCGGTCCGATGTGCTGATGGGGAGGCCAAGAGG